CAAGTCAGAGTTGGAGGGCATTTCTGCACCTACCATGCGCAAGAAAGAAGCGATGGAACGGTTTCCATAACGCTCGAATTCCTTCTCGTAAGTATCAGGAAGATACTGGTTCAAGAAGTCAAAATTAGTAATGTAGTTCGTGGGCAATGCAGCCTTCACGGAACTGGGGGTTAAGTCATAACCCGGTACGCTTAATACAGCCATTTTTGTGTGTTTTTAAAAAGTTATTGTTATTGTTTTATCTTTATTCTTAACCCGTTGCCCGAATCACTATCCAATGACGACACTTTTAAACCACTGAAGTTTGCGGCAGGTTGAGCAGATTGGCGAACACCCATTTGGACATTCTTGCTCTCCTTGCTTACACTTTCAATCGCCTCGGACTTGCCCTTCTCGTAGAAGAACCTGGCCAAAGCATCGGCATTCAAAGCGGCAGACATTGCCTTGTGATACGCAGCTGCATCTTTCACATATCCATTTTCGTCAACGAATTTGGAAATGAAGTTGTTGATGTCAGATTGAGAAGCCTTTACCTTCTCCGCCTCCCCTGGTTTAAACTTATAGGTTGATTCTCCGATTGTAAAGTCGAAACCTTCGAACTTGTCGTTGAACACCTCATTGGTTTTCTGCAGGAAAAACTCTGAACGCTTCATCTGCTCTTGTTGCATCTGCGTGAGCTCTTGGTTATATTTCTTGTAAGCCTCGTAGCCTTCTTGGTCCGCTGCGGGAACTGAAGTTGCCTTAGACTCTAATGGCACTTTGTATTGCTCCTTCTGCTTCTCAAAATACTCCTTGGCTTTTGCAAGCTCTCTTTTCATTGCCAGCTTCTGCTTCTTAATGGTCTTGTCGTCGTCCAAGTCTTCATCATACTTGAAGTTTTCCATTTCCATCAACACATCCTCGTCATCAAACATTGGGTTTGTTTCCTTGATGTAAGAAGCCAACAATTGGTCTGAACTCATCTTCTCGAAGTCTTGATTCAACTTCATGAAGTCATCGAGTCCACGACCTGTTTCCTTTTTGTACTTCAAAAATGCAGACACATCCTCTGGCAACTCTTCCTGGCTACGTGAAGCCAAGATGTCGTCGATGGAGTTTGCCTCTACATTGTTGTAGCGATTCTTAATAAAACTTAGAACGTCTTGTTCTGTAAGCTCAATTGGAGTTGCCTCTTCTTTCGCTTCAGGTTCTTCTACAGGGGTTTCCTCCTGTGTTTGTTCGAGGGCCGCTTGTTCCTCTTCGTGTTTCTGCAAAAGTGCCTCTTCAACCTCTTGGACTGACTTTGGCTCTTCAGCAGAAACTTCACGGATTTTTAATTCTGCCATAAGATTAAATTTTGGTACAAAGTTATAGATTTTTATCTAGGCTCAAATTGCGATAAATCGAAGCCATCCAAGGTGTCCTCAGTAGACTCGAAGTTTATCGAAGGCAGATCTTTCTGCCTCTGTTCAATGAGCTTTGATTGTTGCGTATTCTGCAGGCTAACACGATTGTCCTTAGCCTTCTCTCTGTCCTGTTCACGAGTCTTCAGAGCTTCAGCCTCTACACCTTTCAACTGCATCTGCATTTGGAACTCACGCTCCATCAACTGCAGCTTCAGGTTGGCCTCCGCCTGCATCTTCTCGATCTCGAACTGATTCTTGGCCTGCTCGATCTGCATCTTGGCCTGTGACTCAGCTTGGATCTGCTGCATCTTAGACTCAGCTGCAGCCTGAGAAGACTGGATATTGGCTTGAGTCTGCATCTGCATCTTCTGCTGCTCGTTGTCCATGTCTTGCTTCTGCTTCTGCTTGCGCTTCATCTTCAGCAGCTCGTTGGCCAACTTGATGTTCTTCATCTGACGGATGTCAATGGCGTCCTCCAATGAGATCTGGTCACGGCTCAAAGCCATCTGAATGTTGGCCTCAAGCTGAGCCTTCTGCTCCTCGTCGGGAGAAACCTCGATGAAGATACCAAAGTCGTAGATGTATAGGTCAGAGATTTCGTCCAGTACACCGACATTGTTCTTGCCGATCTGCATGGCGAACTCTTCAGCAAAGTCAGCATACTCTAAGATGTCAGCCACACGACATGATACGGCTTCAGCCAAACGCTTAGTGATGGTCAGTGATCCCTCCAAGATGTGGCGAGTAGCCGTGTTGCTGTTTGCGGCAGCCAACTTCTGAAGACCAACCAACGAGTCGGGATCCGGCATAGAGCCATCACGTGCCTCATTAAGACCAGTCACATCACGAAGCTGCTGCATGTATTGGTTATAAGCACCAATAAGGCTTGCAATCTTCGCCTGTCCACTGTTCTTGCTAAGCTCCTGGATGGGAACTCGTGCGTTGTTAAACTCTCCGTCTTGAGTGTAGGAGCGTCCAATTACACTACCCGTTTGGAAGTATAGACGCAAGGCGTCCTCTGGGTTGTACGCAGCACCATTGCCTAGGTCAACCTCATTCAAGCCATCTGCATCAATGAATACACCATCGGGTACAATCTTAGACAGGACCTGCTGAAGCTTCAAGTGCGTAACCTGAATCAAGTCTGCGAATGGAATCATTCGTCTAACCAACGACTCAATAACGCCCTTGTACATGCGAGGCGCAACAGCAATGTAGGTAGGAATGCTATACTGAGATGCAGACTTTGGACGAACCATGTTCTTCTGAAGCTCCCACTTGAGGAGAGTATTAGAGCCCATGACCATCACGCCATCATACCACACGTCAATACGCTTCTCGATACGCTCGTAGCGCTCTTGCTCTTCTGCTGGGGGATTGAAGCTCTCGTCCTTGCGGATTACCTTCTCTCCTCCGTTCTCTAAGAACTTCTTCTTGTATACAAACTTCTTGTCAGTTTTGTAACTGAAGTATAGCAACGTGACGGCGTCTCTATCAAAGAGGCTGTCACGGTATGCCCGAATCGCAGGGTAATAATCCCACCAACTGCTGCCAATCTTCGAAATCTCCTCAAGCTCTTCCTTTGTAATATCAGGCTTGATCTTTTTAATCTCTGTAATCGGGACCGTCTTGACCTCTCCGAAGTAGAAGCAGTCATCAAACGTAGGAGATTCCGTGTATGAATATACGACATTAGCAGGATCAACGTAATCAATCTTAACACCATTGGCCATGTCGAAGGAATGTTTAACCATTCCAAGGCCCACGACTGTAATGTCATAATCAACCCGTTTGCGAATCTCATCATAGCGATTCTTGTCGAGCAAAGTGTGTATAGCTTCTTCTTCTGCAATTTCAATGCTTGGCTTGTAGTTGATCTGCATATACAGATTCAACTCTTGATCGCTACCTGGAAGCTCATCGGGAGGAACGCTGAATGCGTCCAGTCCAAATGTTTCTTTAGCTTGCAGCAAGAAATCCTTAGCCACCATATCGGCCTCGACCATGTCCTGATACTGAGAACGCTTCTCTGCGCTCATGGCATCCTGGGCATAGGCCTTAACCGTAAACAACCGATCAGCCATTCCGTTGACGACAATGTCAACGAACTTTGGAATGATAGGAACAGGCGTCCAGTCAAGGTTCATGTAGGACAAGTCCCCGTCTACAGCCAACTCATTCTTGTACTTCCCAACGGGCTGCTCACCACGTGCGTACAAGCGGAGTTTGTGAAACTGAATCCATTGATCGTAGTAGCGGCATGAACCGCCACCATTCCTGAACCACTCGTATTGGATGCTTTGGCCCACCTTCAGGCCATACTCCTCCGATGCCTTCTCAGCGTCGGTAGCAAGTTGGTTCGGGAACGATACGTATGGAAGAATAATTTTCTGATCCGCCATTGTTTTCTGCAAAGATAGGGCTATTTCCTTATCTCGCTAATATACCCTTTATTTGTATACGTTGGAAACTTGATGCTAATCTTTTCATTCTTTGGCTTTGTGTCCAACATAAACTTTTGATTTGCCATCAATGCCAATCCGCTGCTAATGGCTGCGTCATATTTTGTACGGTTGTTTATGTCAAACCGTGCCCAGTCCTGTAAGGTCCTTGAAAAGTACATGTTACCAATCTCGTCAGGCTCTCGGTATGAACCCTCCGCATCAAAACCGACATGCTTCTCTATATATGTCTCAATGGCTGTGGCGTGAGCCTGCTTCACATCTTCCGATGAGTTTGGTATACCACCCAACTCTTTCTCGGTCTTCGATAGCATATTGAGCTTACGATCTGGCCTGTTCATAGAGAACGGCCTGTAGCCACGCTCCTTCATGTAGTACAGCAGACGTGCCTTGTTGTTCTCCGCCAAGATTGGCATGCCATAAAAGTGTATGGCCATTATAATGTCCTCGAAGAATATCTCAGCCGTCTGTGGCCTTGCCACGTATTCCAAGAAGAACGTATTGCTTGGCCCCTCGTCCATGTGGAACTTGGTCATACCATGAAGAGCCCCAGCAGAGCCACGGCCAAACGTAACAGCAGAGATATCATATGGGTCACATCCGAACGAGCCCATGTGCTCATTGCCCGGGTACTTTAGTCCATTTCTTGTTGTGACTCGGTTGCGTTGGTGTTGTGCCGGTAGCCAAGAAACGAGAAACCTACCACTGGGGTCAGGCGTCCAAATGACCTCCGTGTCTTGCTTGCCATCACGCCAATGGAAGCGGCCACGTGTGAGAACACGCTCTTTAATAAGTGTATCATTGTAATCTATCTGTTGGTATATCTTGGTCAGGTTGAACAGAGAGTTCTTACTCTCGTCACGGAACGCATGTGCCTCTGTGCGTGGGAACTGACGATAGAACTCGTTCAGTGCGTCAGAGTCGCTCTTGAGTGACTTGACCTCGTTCTCCCAGTATTGTATCACGCTGATATCCATGTAGTTACCTTCTGAGTTTACTACGTGCTGACCAGGCTCAACCTCAAGGATGGGCCAGCCATACTCGTCAAAGTAACCTTCGAAGTTCCACTCCATGGGTATGAACAGGGCGTACAGACCACTCTTGGTCTGCCCGTTGGCGTTGCGCTCACGTGGGTTCGAGTCCTCGTACAGCTTCTTGAAGTTGTCACCACCCTTGTCCAATGCATTACAGGTAGAGCCCATCATGCACTTGCCAATGACCTTACTACCCAAACGAAGACATGTCTTACGAACACGCCAACCATTCAGGATATTGTTCGGACGCTCCAACTTCGCAGCCTCGTCCTCGATGAGCATGCGTAGCTTCTCACCGTCATAGCTGTTGTCGTCAGTGTTGCGCCAGTCTATAGTAGTATCAAGTCCCTCTAGATCCTCCTCTTCTCTGTTGTCAATGTTCTTGCGTGTAATCTTGGACGCAGGGACACGATAGGCAAGCTCTGTCTTTGGCTTGTCCATACCGTCCTGTACCGGCTTGAAGAAGAACGGATAGTGACTAGAAATTGGCACCACCTTGTCGGTAAACATCTTCTTGGCGTCAGCACCTGTCTTTGATACTATACCAAAGCGAGAATCTCTAGTAATTGTTGCTTGGTTAACTATCTCCGAGCTGGACATGAATGAGAAACCCGAACGACGGTTCTTGAGGTAGCACATGCCGAAGCTCCTCGTGTCTGCCTTGCAGGCCTCCCAGTATATGTAGAATATGCGGTTGGCCTCACGGAACTCAGGGTGACCTACGTCAATCTTTGTCCACTGCAGATACATGTAGTGCGATCCTGTAACGTAGGTTGGCTTGCCATTGTTCATGAACCAATGCCCGTTGTCACGTCTGTCAAACTCCTGCTCGATGTAGTCCACCCACTTGGCCTTGAAGGCGTTGTCACGCCTGTTCCACTCGAATATGCTCTTGACCTTGTCCAGCTCCTTTGGCAAGTCTTTTGGCATCCACTTGTTATGGGTCTTGTCAATCTTGTCGGGAGCCTTTGGGAGCGCCACCTTCAGTCCATTGATCTCGTACACCTCTCCGACTGTCCCGTCACGAGAGATGACCACCACGTCGTGCTCAGGCACGTAGCCATAGTCCCAATGCTTCCGCTTGGGTAACTTGATATCCGTTATTTGGTATAAGCCATAGTTCACTTGCTACGTCTTTCCGCAAAGCCCTTGGTTGATGTGATTGACTCGGACACGACAGAATCTTCTGCCGTGAGGAGGTTCCGCTCCTCGTCTATTCTACGCAGAATGTCAAATGCGTCCATGATGGCCAGCCTCTTGGCGGCAGCAGCGTTCTTGAGCCTGTCAGCCGACAGGTCGCTCTCAATGTCGCCTGTTACGATGGGTTCTTTAGCCACTTTGATTAGCTCCTTGACAGCGTGCTCGCCAGCCGTTATGATCTCTTCCTTTAGCTTCCTTGTTTGAGACATATGTTTGAGTCATACATTCTATACAAAATCCTATCGTCAATTCTGAACTCATACTCAGAGTCAGGCTGAAAGGATATAACATCTCCACGTGAGACGCCAAGCTCACGCAATCTATCGTTAGGATACACCATAGAGCCCCATAGAGCGACGTTCGCACCCTTCTTGGCTATGATGGTATCTTTCTCTTCTTTTATTGGCTCTACGAAGCAGTAACGGCCTACAGGCTCCCAGTCCTCGCCTGGATGTTTGTAGGCGTACAGCTGCATGTCGTCAAGGTAGTATAGATTTTCACGGATGAATGAGTAGGAGTCGATTTCCTTCCCCCTCATATCAAACATCTTGCGAAAAACATTATGGTGAACAATGACGTGATCACCAATAGCGATAGGGCCGCCATATCCAAAGGGGACATTGACGACCTCTGCGAGCCTGTTCGTAACGGTGTGGTCCTCTTGCGAGGTGCTAATAATGAACTCTTTGTCTCCGTAGCTTCTGGTATTAGTGTACCTTTTCCCATCAACAGGCTCTACCACAAAATAGTAGAGCGATTGCATATATTAAAATTCGATATTGTATTCAACTGAGCACGGCATG